ACACAAACCCACAGTTAAAAACCACCACTATTAAAACTTGGTTGGATTGGTTTCCAGAAGAGGACTGGGGCAAATTCCATTGGTCTGTGCCGTATACACATCACATCAAAAAAGCAGACCTAGACCTTGAAGTTATCTTCCTCGCTCTCGACAGACCAGAAGATGTCAAGAAACTCCTCTCCCTAGAATTGACAGGCATCTGGATTAACGAGGCGAGGGAGATACCCAAATCTATTATTGACGCATGCTCTATGCGTGTAGGTCGTTTTCCTTCAATGAAAGATGGTGGATGCACATGGACAGGAGTTATAGCCGACACAAACGCGCCAGAAGAAGATCACTGGTGGCCCATAATGTCAGGCGAAGTTCCCGTTCCAGACCATATTCCCAAAGAAGAAGCGAAGATGTTGGTCAAGCCAGACAACTGGAATTTCTACACACAACCAGCAGGCATGCTGGAAACAAAGGACGAAGAAGGGATCATTACAGGTTACGTGCTAAACAAGAACGCAGAAAACGTAAACAATATGAGAGCCGACTACTATCCAAACATTGTACAAGGCAAGACGAAGAGTTGGATAGATGTATATGTGATGAATCGCCTTGGGAGTATCAAAGATGGTAAACCCGTTTATGCCAATTTTGCAGCAGATGTCCATGTTGCCAGAGAAGAAATACCTGTTGCCGCAGGACTACCTGTTTATATTGGTCTTGATTTTGGCCTCACTCCTGCTGGGGTAGTTGCACAAAAAGTGCGTGGACGTTGGTTGATATTACAGGAGATAGTAGCGTTTGATATGGGCATCGTTAAGTTTACCGAAGTCCTGCGACAAGAACTATCTACAAAATATGCAACCAATGAAGCTATCATTTTCGGTGATCCAGCAGGTGATTTCCGCGCTCAAACTGATGAGTCAACTCCATTTCAGATACTACGCGGCGCAGGTCTTAACGCACGTCCAGCCCCGTCTAATGATGTATCTCTTAGGATTGAATCAGTTAATTCAGCACTCAATCGCATGGTTGATGGTAGTTCAGGATTACTGGTTGACTTTAGGTGTCGTAATATAATCAAGGGCTTTGAAGGCGGCTATCAATATAGGCGGCTGCAAGTATCTGGTGAGCGTTATATGGATAAGCCAGATAAAAACCATTTTTCACATATACATGACGCTTTGCAGTATTTAATGCTTGGTTCTGGTGAAGGGCGTGCAATCTTGACGAACATGCAGCACGCGCCTAAACCTTTTCAAGCTGAACGTAATTACGATGTCTTTACAAGAAAACCACGTCAAAAGCGTAAAGGCTTGTGGGCTAGAATGTAAAATGTGCGTTGCTTTACATATAAAAGCAACTGTATGAAAAACTAAAGGAGATCGCTATGTGTGTAGGTAGACCAGCAAGGCCACAGGTTCAAGGCTTGACAGAAGAAGAAAAGAAAGAGCAAGAGCAGGCTAAATTACAAGAAAAGCAGGCACGCGAAGAAAGAGAAGCTGCCGAGCGCAAAAAACGTGCGGAAGCAAGAGAAACAGCTCTTGAAGGTGCAGTAAAGCAACAACGCCGTGGCACTGGTGCAACCTCTTTGCTGACAGGTGGCAGAGGCGGCATGGGTTATTTTGACGAGACTCTGTAATGCATCAGCCAAAAATGATGTTGGAAAAGTATGAGCGTGCTAAAGAGAAACGCTTAAACTTTGAGCCACTGTTTGATGAGTGCTATGAATATGCGCTACCTATGCGGCAAGGCTTTTATTACGAAGTTGCTGGTCAACGCCGTGATGATAAAATCTTTGACGAAACTGCCGTTGTAGGAACACAAGAGTTTGCATCTCGTCTTCAATCTGGACTTGTTCCAAACTTTGCACGTTGGGCGGATTTTATTGCTGGGTCTGAAATACCAGATGAACAAATAGATGAGGTCAACAATCAACTTGATGTGGTGACTAATTATGTTTTTGAAGTTCTGCAATCTTCTAACTTTGGGCAAGAGATACATGAATCGTTCATGGACTTGGCTGTTGGAACAGGCGTGTTGCTTGTTGAAGAAGGTGATGCTCTCAATCCAGTACGCTTTAACGCGATACCGCTTCCGTCTGTCGTGTTGGATACAGGTGCAGATGGCTCGATTGACCATGTGTTTAGAGAGAGGACTCTTAAGAACCGTTCGATTCCTGTTGCCTATGAGCGTGCTAAAGTTAGTGAGCGACTTGCAAAAGCTATTGCAACACAGCCAGAAGCTGAATGTAAAATTCTGGAAGTCATTTGTAAGAATTATGAAAAGCGTAACGAAGAACGTTATGACTATTTTGTTATCGATACTGCCAACGAAGAAATAATTTATTACGAACAGTTTGTTGGTGCAGGCTCTAATCCTTTTATATGTTTCCGTTGGTCTAAAGCCAGTGGCGAAATTTATGGACGCGGCCCTCTTGTCAACGCTCTTAGTGCAATTAAAACAACTAATTTAACAATCGAGCTTGTTCTTGAAAATGCACAAATGGCTATCTCAGGCATCTATCAGATGGATGATGATGGCGTTATGAACACAGATACAATCAATCTTGTTCCAGGGACTATCATCCCAAAGGCGATGGGTTCAATGGGATTGCAACCAATACGTGCTGCTGGTGACTTTAATGTTGCTAATCTTATCCTTAATGATATGCGCAATAATATAAAGAGAGCTTTGTATAATGATATGCTTGGCGACCCAAATAAAACACCAGCATCAGCCACTGAAGTTGCAGAACGCATGGCTGATTTATCAAGAAGGATTGGGTCTGCCTTTGGTAGATTACAGGCTGAAATGGTTCAACCAATACTGCAACGTGTTGTATATATTCTAAAGAAGCAGGGCCGTATTGAATTACCAGTTATAAATGGCAGAGAAGTTAAGGTTCGTTCTGTTTCGCCCCTTGCGCAAGCGCAAGCTAATCAAGATATTACATCTATATCACGCTATTTGCAGTTGGTTGGCGGCACGTTTGGGCCAGAGATTCTAACCCTTCTTGTAAAGCCAGAAGATGTTGCTGTTCACCTTGCTGAAAAATTTGGCGTGCCTGATACATTAATCCGTGATAGCGTTGAGCGCGAAGAGCTTGGAAGAGCTGCACAACGATATCAAGAAGCACAGTCAAGAGGTGAAATGCCTGATGTCCAATCACTTAGGCCTTGATGGGTTTTCACGCCCAAAACAAGAAGACGACAGAATATCACAGAACATAAACAGTTTGTTCCGCACACCTAATGGTAAGGCAGTGATGCAGTATTTACGCTCTATCACTATTGAAGCTGTAAGTGGCGCGAACATATCTGACGCTGAACTACGTCATTTAGAAGGGCAGCGTTATTTAGTGGGCCTTATAGAAAGGCGATTTAAACAAGCAGAAAAGGCAAAGAAATGAGCGAAGCAGATAATGTAGAAGTAGCGGCTGAAGCCACAGCCACAACTGAAGCACCTGTAGCTGAACGTCCAGAATGGCTACCAGAAAAATTTAATACACCAGAAGACCTTGCGTCTTCTTATCAATCTCTTGAGCAAAAACTTGGTGCTGGTCAAGAAGAACTGCGGCAGCAAATCATACAGGAGTTTGAAACTGCTGCCTATGAAAACAGGCCAGCTACTGCTGGCGATTATCAGATACCAGAATCTATTGATGCAGAAATGGCTGTTGATAATCCACTGTTCCAATGGTGGGCTGATCATGCATTTGAAAATGCATATAGCCAAGAAGAGTTTGAATCTGGCATTGCGCAATATGCAGAGTTCATAAAATCACAAACACCTGACCTGCAACAAGAGCGTGCTAATCTTGGTGACAATGCTGATGCACGTATTGAAGCTGTTGACCTATGGGCAAACAAGTTTTTCCCAGAAGAACATGCTGATGCTATCTTGCAGATTGGGCAAACGGCAAAGGGCATCGAGGCTCTTGAGTTTATCATGTCTAAAGTAGGTGGTGCGCAAATGTCTGCTGATGCAGGCTTACCTACTGGGATGACAGAAGATAAACTGCGCTCTATGATGACTGATGAGCGTTACTGGAATCCAGCGAAAAGAGACCCAGCCTATGTCAAGGAAGTCCAAGCAGGCTTTTCCAAAGTCTTCAATTAACGCCTTCCATGAAGATGGCGATGTAAAGATTGTAACGGCAACAATAGAACATGCTGGATATCTACAACATCATCTTCGAGACACTGATATACGGGAGTGCATGATTCATGGCGCAACGCCGTGGCGTGCGCTCCACGTACCTTTATCTAGCAAACATGCAAAGACATGGACAGGTTTATACAAAGATGAGCCTGTGTGTATGTTTGGTGTTTATCCCTTTGAAAACACAGCCAATCTTTCGTCTGGACATATATGGTTGCTAGGCTCTAATGTATTGGATGAGCAGCCGCGTAAGTTTCTAACAACATCAAAACTGATGTCTGACTGGCTTTGCAATCAATATGATTGGGTAGAAAACCTTGTTCCTATTGAACACGAGCGCACAATTAGATGGCTTGATTGGTTAGGCTATTCTTTTTCAAATCAACCTACCGTTATAAATGGTTATCATTGTTTACGTTTTGTGCGTTGCCAACCAGAGATAGAAGTGAGATTTGATTAATACAGCCTGTTTCTAGCTGACGGCCCTACGGGATAACCGATTGACGCGATGTAACGGACAACTGTGTTGTAAACGTAAACCTCTTTTGAAAGGACTGATAAAATGGCGAATACTATTGATGTCGCATTTATCAAGCAGTTCGAGTCAGAAGTTCACATGGCTTATCAGCGCATGGGTTCAAAGTTGCGTAACACTGTACGCACAGTTGGCAATGTCGCTGGTAGCACTGTTCGCTTCCAAAAAATCGGTACTGGTTCTGCTTCTACAAAGTCACGCAATGGTGACATTACCGCTATGGAACTCACCCACACACAGGTTGAGGCAACTATGGCTGACCATTACGCGGCTGAGTACATCGACAAGCTCGATGAACTAAAGACTAATATTGATGAACGTCAAGCTGTAGCACAATCTGCTGCTGCTGCTCTTGGTCGTAAGACTGACGAGATTCTTTATAGTGCAATGGATTCAGGTGCTAACTCAACTCAAATCCATGACACATCATCTGCTCTTGAAAAGGCAGACTTGCTGTCATTGTTTGAAACATTTGGCTCTGCAAATATCCCAGAAGATGGTGGTCGCTACTTGGCTATGCATCCAAAGGGATATGCTGATCTGTTCTTAATTACTGAA